GCCATAAGCTAAATACTAATATTGATACTGCCGAATTTGAAGACGACTTTTCGGGCGATATAGAGCCTAGCTAGGTACTAAAATGGCTGTTTATGATGTAGCAACTAGACTTGTTGTTCAGGGGGTAGATACTGCCTCCGTTCAAAGAGCCGTATCTACTATAAACACCCAGCTAGATCGGGGAACGGCCAGTGCTAGGTCGTTCTCCGACGCTCTGGCTCTTAGGGGGATTAATCTTGCTGGATATACAGCTTTGGGGGCTGTCGTGGTCCGCGTCAGTGCCTCTATCGCCAAAGCGACAAATGATGCCATCAAGTTTGAGTATGAATTAGCAAAAATTGCACAGACGGTTAATAAGAGTAATGCGGAAGTGTTGCAGCATGCCGACTCCATTAGAAAGATCTCGGTCGCTTATGGGCTCTCTGCCCCAAAAATTGCAGAAACAGTCAGGGTTTTAGCTCAGGCTGGTTATTCATTCAAAGAAGCTAAGGCTTCAGCAGACTCATTGTCGCAAACGACGCTCTTGTCTTCTTTTGACAATATTACAGATACTACTGATGGCTTGATTGCTATTAATAAGCAGTTCACTTCCACAATGGGGCAGTCTGCTCGCGTACTCTCCGTCCTTAATACTGTCTCGAAGAAGTACGCTGTAGAATCTCGCGACCTTGTTGAGGCCACTCGAAAAGCAGGGGGCGTATTTGCTTCCACTGGCGGCAATCTAGAAGAGCTAGTTTCTATCTTTACTGTTGTTAGAGATACTACTAGAGAAAGTGCTGAGACTGTAGCCACTGGCTTGCGTACAATTTTCGGTAGATTGCAGAGACCTAAAACAATTGAGTACCTACGTGAGCTTGGAATAGAGCTTACAGACCTTAAAGGTAATTTCATAGGCAACTATGAGGCTATTAGGGCGATCCAAGAGGGAATTGCAAGAAACAGGATAGCTCCAAATTCTCTGCAATTTGCAGAAATTGTTGAGCAACTAGGTGGGATCAGACAGCAGTCTAGGGTTATTCCACTCCTGACACAAGCAGCTAAGCTTCAAAAAATTTATTCTGATGCTCAGTCTTCTACAAGCGATACAGCTAAAGACTTAGCTAAAGCACAGGAGACGCTTTCTTTTAAGATCTCTCAGACTCAGCAGAATTTTTCTAAATTCATTGGGGATATAGCGTCTACCGAATCATTCAAAGTGATGATAAGTGGAATCCTATCGGTCACAAACGCGACAATAGGATTTGCTTCTGCTCTTAAAGAATTAATCCCATTAATAGCCACTATTGCTACTGTAAAATTGGGGACATCGCTTGTTAGGGCTCTTGGCAACCCAGCCGCAGCATTCGGGAATATAGGACAAAAGAGGAAATTTGCTAGTGGAGGATTCGTTCCCGGAAGTGGCAATGGGGATACTGTTCCAGCACTACTGACTCCGGGTGAGTTCGTCATAAATAAGAAGTCTGCTGAAGCTTTCGGCTACGGAGAATTAGGAAGGATAAATAAGTATGCCAAAGGCGGCGTTGTTTCTAAGATACAAAAGTTCGCAGAAGGGGGTAAGGTAGATCCAGACGGCCTGACTCAGGAATTGAGAGACCTGATAAGCGAGTTTAAAAAGAAAGCACCATTCCTATACAAGAGAGGGAAAAGCAGACTAGATCTAGATGGGATTTCTGAAAATGATCTAGCCGACCTAGAAGCTCAAGCAGAACAGATTAGGGCTCTCCTTAAAAAACAATCTGGGAAGGTGCATCCAGATAGGTTTCAAGGTGAATCAGGGGCAGCAGATAGATTCAAGTCTGTTAGGTCTAAATTCGACGAGTTTAATGCTGGAACTGAGCAGATTAAAAAGAAAAGAGCTACTGCGGCACCTAATCCCGCAAGTAGCCCAGTAAATTCTGCAGAGCAGGCCAAGAGGGCACAAGAGGCTTATGATCAGGCTCAAGCTCAAAAAACACAACAGCAGAGAGAAGACGATAAAAAAGCCGCAGAAGCTACAGCAAGAGCAACAGCAGAAGAGGCTCGTCGTACTCGCGAAGAGTATAAAGAAAAAGAACGCAAGTTCAATGCACAAAATGGAGGATTAGGTGGGGCAAATGGAGATTCTACATCTCATCCAGATGATCTAGGAGCAGCATCGGCTAGACAGAGAGCATACAATAGAAGTCAAGAAAGTGCCGGACTTGGTCCAGCAGAAGGAAATACTAAATCTAGAGCTGATGACTTTGATACAGCCTCAGCAAGACAAAAGGCGTACAATACTAGTCAAGAAAATGCTCAAAATGCTGGACTAGGGCCAGCCAGAGGAAACACTTCATCTTCCCGACCAACTAATATAGCCACTCCCGGAATGGCGGCTAAACAAGCCGCCTATAATACTAGCCAAGAAGCTGCTGGTCTTGGCCCAGCAATTGGGAATACTGCCTCGAAGCCAATTGATATTGGAGCCATAGGAGATAAACTTACGACCGATAAAGCGGCTGCGGCAAAAGCTGCCGAAAGGTCACAGCAATTAGCTGGCACATTTGCTACTTTAAGTTTTGTGATAGCTGGTGTGGCCGATCAATATACCGATCAAGAGACAGTGATGGGTCGTATGACTTCATCAGTCCTAAACTTAATTTCTGGACTTAGTCTTCTTCAGGCCACATTGGGTCAATTTGGCAAATCACTAGATCCAAAATCAGTCTTAGATTTCGGCAAAAATCTGCTAAAATTTAATACCGGAGGCAAAGGTGCTATAGCTGGAAAGATCGCCAATGCCTCTTCTGGCTTTCTAGGCAAAGCCGGTGGAGCCCTGTCTGGACTTGGAGGTAAACTATCTGGGGTAGGGGCAAAATTTGCAGGATCTACTGGTGCTCTCGGCATCGTAGGAAAAGCTTCTGCCTCTGCTGGGGCTTCTCTAACCGCTAGAGGAGCTACCGTTGCTGGCAGCTCTGGTTCAGTGGGTGCCGCTGGTGCTAGTGCAGCAGCCTTCGCTGCTGCCGGAGCCGCTGCTTATGGTTTCGGCAAAATCCTTGATACAATAAGGGGTCTAGAAGAACAGAGGGCAAAAGCAATTTCTGATGGAAACACAGTGGAAGCTGGTAAGTCCGCAGTATCGCTACAGGTCCAAGATGATCTAACTAAGCTATCTGCGGGAGCAGCCATAGTAGCAACCGCATTTGGGGGTCCTCTACTAGGTGCAGCGGTAGGATTTACAGTAAAGCTAGCTGGACTAATTCCGGGAGTTGAAACTGGAGTAGGAAAACTTAGAGATTTAGGTGCCGCTCTTGGAGTATTAGAGTCCACAGCACTAATTGCTGCTAGATCACAATCTGAAGCCGCATCAGTTGCTGCCGACTCTAATCGAGAGAAACAGGCTGGAATAGTTGGCAAAAAGATAGACAAAGTAAAAGATACTAAAGGTGCAAATGAACTAGTAGACTCTGGAGAATTTAAAAATGCGGCACAGGCTTTGGCTACCAAGAAAGCGGCTGTGGACAAACAAGTTGGAGAAGCAAGAAAAGCACTTAGTCAGCAGGCTAATACTAGTGGCTTAGGAGAGAGCATTGACGCCGTTACTAGTCTCGGTGGCCTGATAGGGGAGAATCTAGATGAAACAGCCACGCGACTAGACAAAGAAATCTCAGATGCTCAGGCTGGACTAAAAGAACAAGCCGAAGCCGATTTTCAGCAATATAGTAAGGTGTTTGACGTTAAAGTGCAAGACTTTGCTTCGTCTGGAGAACAAGACTGGGGCAAATTCATGAGTTCGCTAAGCAAGGGCGAACAAGATCTCATAACGCTTTCTGGCAGTGCTAATATTTTGCAAGAAAGTCTAAGACAAGCGGCGGATATCGCTAAAGCAGAAGCCGCTGAAAGGCTCCTCAATTGGCAGATCATGCAGAAAACCTCTGGTGCTCTACAACAGCTTGCGGCAGTATCAAAAAAAGGAGCAGAAGTTAATCGATTAGGAGACGTTTCCTCTAGTCTAGCATCTGGTAATTTTAGAAGCTCGGCCATTTCTTCAGCCGCTAGTAGTGATTCAATTAAGCAGCAGGCTGTAGCGGCTAAAGCATTGGGCATCAATAATTATGAGAGCATCGTCGGTGAGACTAGCAAGAATAAAGATGTTCTCAAGAGTGCTGAAGACAAATTTGCTCAGGGGACCCTCAAGGGAGGCTCTGGGGAGCTAGACAGAATCAAGAGAGAAATTGTACAAGACGCGAACCCGGATGCTAATGTCAAGGACCTTAAAGGTGATGAGTTAAATAAGGCAGTAGAGGAGGTCTTCAAGGGTGGCGATGCAATGAAAGAGGCCCTAATGAAGGCCGCTCAAGACGCAGAATCCGGATTTGGAAAATATTTAGATTCAGTTAGTCGATTGACTTCTGCACAGACAGAATATGAACAATCGTTGCTCGATTTTAATCAATCTAGTACCAATAGAGACAAAGAGAAGCAAAGCTTTCGAGTTGGTGGATCTACGATAGCGGAAATTAGAGATAGACAAAAGCCTATTGCGTCTAATGCTGCTAATAGAGCTGCTCTAATTTCTAGTTCGGCAAAGCTCACACAAGCTGGTACTTCTATTGTAGAAAATCAGGCAGCACAATCCACTAGTGGTAAAGAAGATCCAAGTAAAACTGCTGCCACAGTATCTCAAGGAATAGAGCTTCAGAGGACATTTTCTGGATTGCAGATAGCTGTAGATGCCCAAAAAGCAGCAGTAATGCAAGATACTCAGGCTAGACAACAACTTATCGAAGCACTAAAAGAAGAGATTGAACTAGAAAAAGGCAGGGCTCAGACTCTAGACGAATTCAATACTGCACTTTCTGGGGCCGCTGGTGCTGAAGCCAAAAGAGACGCTCAGAAGAAACTAGCTTCTGTCAAGCGGGTAGAACAAGCCTATGCGACTGGTGGTGTTGAGGCCGCGAATAAAGAGATCGGTCGAAGTGTTGATAAGGGAGTCTCTAGAGAATTTTTACTATCTGCAATGCAGACTCAGACATCTGAAGCACTGGGCTATCAGGCTTCAGAAGCTGGGAGTACAGAGGCACGGAGGAGATACGGGGCTGGGTCTAATCAGAGTGGATTCATCGCTGACAGTAGCAGTGTGGCTTTTGGTACAGATGCCGAAGGCAAGAGGACTAAACAGACGATAAGAGGAGCTGAAGTAGCAGCACAAGCAGGAGCACAAATGGGTGAGCAAAAAGCCAATGAGGCGGCACTACTTCAACTACAAGCTGACAACATAGAAATGCTAAGCAATTCAGCTAAAATCTTTGGCGATTCTATAGTTCAAATGACGGCTGGTTTGGGAAGCTTCAACACTGAGTTAAAAACTATAGTTGCCTCTCTGAAGGATTCTTCTATTAGCATGAAGCTTGACACCACAAAAGTAGTCGTAGACATAAATTCATCTCAAGGACTAGATGCTCTCTCTGCAGAGACCAAAAAAGTATTTAGACAGATGATTGCTGAACAATTGTTAGCACAGCAACAGGGACAAATTTAATGCCAATCATAGTAAACAACAAAAGAATTGTACCAGCTCCAATAGTGAGTTTTTCTAAGACACCTATTCTGTCTGATGATGGTATTAGTATTGGGGCAGACTACACCTTATCACTAAATGGGAAGATTCTTCAGAACAAAGGGAACCCTATATCAAGTACTGGGGCTATATTCAGTTCTTCCATGTCTACTGATGCGTGGACAATTACTCAGTCACCAGATGATGATCCGCTCCATGGAGTCGCTGATTCTGATCTGCTCATTTCTACAATAACAAAAATAGAACAACTAAGAGCATTAGTCTCACCACCAACTGGCATAAAAGTTGAAGTAGTGGGCTTCAGTCACGACCAAGGTATCAAGTTTTATGGAGACTTAAAATCTTTTAACGTCGACTCTGAAGGTAATTGGGCGAAACCGGCTAACTACACTATGGAGTTTGGTTTTTCAAACTTTATTGGACCTGCCATATCAGGACTTTTCGGAGCTGGCTCCTCAGAAGACTCATTCGGCTACTACGTAGCATCAGTAAAAGAGAATTGGGCAATTCAAGAAGCCGATCAGGTCGTTGTCAATACGGGCAACTGGGCCGATATCGGCAAGGTCTATAACATCACCCACTCAGTAGATGCTAAGGGTAAGAGAGTCTACAATTCTTCTGGGGTATGTGTTCTGCAGCCTTGGCAGCAAGCAAGCGGGTATGTAGGGGCGGTTATCGGCCTAGGCATATCAAATCTGCCAGACAGCCTATTGGGCATAACCTCTGGATACTATGCCACCAATCACAAAATTAGCGAAAGCATAGACAGAACTGCTGGCACATATGGTGTAGAAGAGACATTCTCGTATGTTCCTTCTGGGATGATGCCGTCTGGGCAGTGGGCGTTTGAAGAATGTTCTGTGAATATTGATAAGTCCGAAGGTGCTCTTACCAATATTACAATTCAGGGAACAATTAATGGAATTGAGACCAACCCTCCGACAGGAGTGCAGGCTACTGGTGTTTCCAAATACTCAAATGCTTTAGCTTACTACAATGTGATTGAGCCAACCCTCTATAATAGAGTTAAGCAGAATGCTGGCGTACTTACTTGGGTTCATCCATCTCCCAAGACTACAGCTATCGGAAAGATGCCGAATGCTGGACAGATTACCTATAGTTACAGCTATGATGATAGGCCACCTAATCTTATTAGTGGGAGCATCTCGGAAGAGATATCGATAAACGACACTTATCCGGGTCAGATTTATTCAGCCACTCCAGTGATAGGACGAAATCAGCCCATTTTGCAGTATCTCGGATCAAGGACTGAGTATAAGAGGACTTTGTCAATTAATATACAAATGGGGTCCATTTCTAGGAACTGGACATACAGTAATGTTGACGCTAGTGGGAAATTGACATCTCCTACAGCAACTGGTGTTAGAAATTGGCTGATCACTCAAAAACCGAGCATTAGCCACTCTGGAGATTTTCAGGTTATTTATGATGCGGCCAATCCGGCCAATGAGGCTGGAGTAATACCTACTAAGGTTTTCTATGATGCACCACAAGAGTCATGGAATCCAAAATCAGGTAGTTACTCATATAGTATTAATTGGTCATATGAAAGAAGTTAGGACAAATTCATGGAAAGCATTGCCCCATTTGGGTCTGGCAATACATCTGATGTTCCCGTACAAAAATTTATGGGGGCCACAGTCTCAAAATTCAATTGTTCGGCAGACTTTGCTTCTCAGCCGGGATCATGTTCTATTGATCTTGTTGTGGACGACACTCAGGGGGATGTCTTTGCTCCCGGAGTTATTGGATCGCCCTACTACTTTAAAATTGTCGATATAAACGGCGACACTATCTTTGGCTTCAACGGAGTTCTTGAGTCGATCTCTAGAGAATCCAGCCCGGAAAACAAGCTGTATAAGGTTACTCTACTAAGTCCCCTGAAGATTCTTGAAGCGGTCACTCTGATCATTGATGGCTACACAGGCTATGGGTCGGCCCTAGAAGGGCTTCCGAGATACTTCTCCGATGATGGATATTATCAGATTGAAGACTCAGACAAGCAGCCGGGCTACCTGCCTGACGGGGTCAGTATGACCCCAACTGTAAGCTACTTTGAAACTGCCCAGTTCTCTTTCGCGACAAATAATGCGAATCTCTCTTTTACCGGAATGTGGAATAGATCCTACAACCTGATCAATGTTTTTGCCGCTTACGAAAATGAGTGGGTCGACGGTGATGGGAATTCCCTAGCCGTCGTCCCATTCGCCGGATTCGGGGCATCAAGTGTAACTTCTGGAATGAGAGTTGACAAGATTGCTTATGCAATTGATGAAATAGTCAATAGGACAGAAGCCACCTCCCCAAGAAGATACATTGGCGGAAACCTGATGTATGGGGCGAACACCTACAATATTTGTGGTACTGCTAGTGGGTACGTGCCACCATACCCATTCTTCTATGGGTTTGATATTATTGGATTCGTTTCCTCAGTACTAAACTACCTGCCTGAAGACTTTGTGATTCCCGGCCCATCGATCTCGATAGCCGAATTTATCGCAATCATCTGCGATACTATCAATGCCGACTTCATAGTTGAACTGAATGATTCGAGCTATAAGAATGGGGCTTTTGCTGCCTCTATGAGTCAGACATACCCGAACTCTGTGTTCGGCGGCATCATTTCTATTTTACTGATTCCCAAGAACCAGTATGTTACTTGCTCAAAGCCATTTAGTCAATTCACCTACGATCTTCTCAATCTTGAGAAGCCAGATACGGGTGATTATGCGTCGAGCGGCAATGTAAATCCGGGAATTCCACCAACAGACGATGGTAGATTTATCAACCCACTAGATCTGGACTATGTCAGACGTGGTACTGAGGGATCTGTCCCGTATGGCGGAAGATTCCCAGTAACTCCAACTCCTACCGAAATTCTGAATAGTATTACAAATCGGCCAGTTAATTTGTCGGTTTCTCTGAAGTCTACCAACCCGACAGTCGGTAAAATGGTAGTGGGCGGCTATCAGACCAGAATGAATATTGTGCCGCGAGACTACATCTACCAGTACTGGGGCGAGATCACGCTCGTTACGGCCTCTGGGGATGCCTGTGGTGTCACCAGAAATTCCCAGAAGTCAATCCCCGTCATCACGCAAACTCTGCCCCCTAACGACGTGTGGGACTGGATAGCTATTGACATCCAGCACATAGTATCGAGTAATACCGCGACTGGGGCATTCTACGATGGGATATATTTCGCTTCGATGTTAGAAGTTAGGGCCGCTATGTCCTCTTACGAGGCGTGGGTCCAATTTATGGAATCTGTTAAATCACATAAGTGGGAAATTCTAAATGGAGGGGCTGTAGACACAATTGTCGGAAGATCTACTCCACAATATGTTTCTACTATCTTAAAATATCAGGCATTTGTAGGACTGGGCAATACTACAAATGCTCAGTCATCATTTGAGCGACCCAGCGTAGATGGGATCTTAAATAAGATTTGGCAAAAAGTTAAAGACATAGGGGATACTCACTATGGGAAAAGCTGGGTAGCACCAATTCCAGTATTCCAGACAAAGATGACTCAGAGTGGTGAAAGCTTAGTTGGAAACTTTGTCAGATCTTGGGACGTCAGTGATTCTGCTTATGTTGAACCATATGCTTATGGACAGATGGAAGCCCCAAAAGATTCTGCTTTCATCCAAGACGGGAGACTGAAGGCTTTCGCGAACTTTGAACACTCTTTTACTGCTGGAGGAGATGATGATGTGGCCTACGGCCTGCTGACTGGGTCATTGACTGGATTCGCCTCTGGAGTGAAGTACAAGTTTGACTTTTCTGAGCATAGTAGTAGCACTACATTTGATTTAGACCCATCGGCTACTGGCAATTGTCCAACTATTGGCCTAGCCCATGTACAGCCAAGTATTGATGAGAAGTATATTTTTGTCCCTAGCCAGTATTTTGACTATTATAATCGTGGACATTGCCCATTTATAGATACAGTTGACACTTCTGGAGCAGTTGGTCAATTGATGCCGTATGGATCATTCTATCTATACACGTACTCTTATAATAATAAGAGTATTACTCGGGGTGCGTCATCTAGTATTCCAAATAATGCCATAAATGACTCTAACTCTAAAAATTTTGCTACGAGCGGAGATATCGTTGGCAGTATGACTAAGTTTAAGTCAAATGGATTTTTCGGCTATCCTAGCAGCTATGATACCTACGGATTATTCACGACGGTCTATACACCTTCATCTAGCTTGTTTAATCATGACGCCTATAGTTCTGGGTATTACATTCAAGAAATTCAATCAAGTAATGATTTTGGGATAGTCTCAGTACAAAATGCTATTGAGCCAGCAACTGGAATATACACTGCACATTTTTCCTTTCACTATTCTGGCACTGCACTAAAAGATATATTAGGCGGAATAGTTAGCAATCCAGCCAATGACACCGGATCTGGTCTTCCGTTTATTAAGTTTACTACTGACCCAGTCTACTATCCCTCTAGTTTTCAGACCGAGGGAATTAACCCAATTGATGGTTCATATGTCGACCATATGGCCGAAATGATGCGGGCCGAAAGATTCTTTGCCTTAGACAATGGGCATGCAGACATCGCTAGTTTTGGAGAGACATTTGGCGGCGGTTCCTCGTCTAGAGCCGCCGTATCACCTAGGTCCATCGGAATCCCCCAGAGATCTAATAGGTACGTTTACGGGCCATGGATGACTAACTCCTCAGAAACCATCTACTGCGGTAAAATGGAATATGAGCAGAATGAAGAACTCGTACCAGAGAACTTCATGATTCCAGTCTACGGCACGATCAGTACTAATTGGCAAGTGGTCGATACTGAGGGGAATGTGACCAGAAGCATTGATTCGGTTAATGGCACATCCCTAAGTGGATTTGCCGGAATGAATCTAGCTGGGCAGGCCATTGCCAATAGTATTGATGACTTTTCCCTATTCGCACAGGAGGAGGGGAACCTCACTTTGAACGGTCTTCCTATAATAACAAGAGTGGGACAGACCTTGTCAAATGGCCCAAGAATCACCGATATTAGCATCAGCTTTGATAATTCGCAAGTTCAGACCACATACAACTTCCGAACACTTTCCCCAAGGGCTGGTAAGAACAGTAAGGAGTTGCTAAAGCAGCTCCGCAAGATCTCTAATACGATTAGGAACAAATAATGGCAATGGAACGAGATCTGATCAAGGGAACCCAGTTCATCATATCGACCACGATCGATAATGTGAGATCGACTGGGGACGTAATGTCTAGTGGTGAAACCACTTATGACTTTTCAAGATTTGATACCATTATTGTAGATGCTGAGTACTTTGAGAAGTATACGCAGTTGATCTCTGCATCTGGCAACCGAGATATGCTCAATAGGGTTGGTGCTGTTAGTATGGATGGGCTTTATGTCCCATACTCTACTTCCCCCTATCATACAGGGTCTCTCCCACACTTTGAAGTTCCTACAGACATCGGGCAAGATGTAATCAATGTCTATGCTCTGAACCCATTTAACCCTTCCAATATATTTGGGACTGGAGTAGTAAGTACTGGAGTAGTTGATACCGGGACCTACAATACTGGAGTATGGGCGTCTGGTGGGCACAATATTACTGCAGCACTCGTCAACAATCCAAGCTCTACTAATATTAGTATGGAAACAGGCGTACACCCAGTAAGTAGCTTTTTCGATGCTGACTTCTACTTTAGAAAGAAAACAGAGCTACTTGATGTAAGAAGCGTGGCTCATAGAGCCCCATTGATTCTCAGTGGTCCCGGATACGATATTGATGGCAATCCTGTTCCAACAGGATCTGGCGGCGGGATGCATCCTCAGGCCTATTCAAATCCATCCCTGTGGAAGACCGGACCACTAGACGTAAGATGGGATCAATCGAGGGCTGTATGGACAGCCGGATCTACAACAAAAATCTACCTATCTAAGGTTACGAACACCTACAACCCATCAAATTTTTCTTACGAGGTTGAAAGAAGTAGCTCCAGAGATCAGTTTAGTAGAGTCGGCCCAACAATAAGAAGAGATTTTAATGCTGCTGATCCGATCTATGACCCAGAACAGATCGCTTATGATGCTGATGATAATAATGTAGGAGCCTATGAAAAGTTAGATTACACAGGGTTAGAATTCCCACATTATGAGGCCTTTATTCTACGACAAACAAGTGATGATGTCGGCCCGTCGTATTATAATATTTGGACTGAAGATTGTTCTGATTGTGGCCATACATCAAACCCATGTCCATCTGGAACATCTACTCAAAATGGAGATGCTAGTGCTGGTAAAAAGATATTGATCGAAAATCCACTTAAGCAGAGCTTAGAAGCTGGAGATCTCTGCTTTACTGTGAAGACCGGGCGGACCAAAAACGTAAATACTGGATCGTTTGTCGGTGGATCTGGTGTTGGAGCATCTGGATATATCACAACAAATTCTTCAGGAGTGGCCGCTTTCGTAGTTTCTAATTCTGGATCTGGCTACATTTATGGGGGATTTGCACTGATATCTTCTGGTATTTGTGCTGGAGTTACTCCATCATTCACTAGCGGAATGCTTTCTTCTGCGACAGTGGTTCCTGCAAGCGGCCTGCCGAGAAATAGAACCTATCAGGTGAGTGTCTACCCGCTGAACTCAGCCGCCGAAACAGAAGCATTAGACGTACATTGGATCATGCAGGCTGAATTTAAAACTACCCAAGTGGCCACATATGTTGGATGCGATGGTGGAGTTCTTCAAACCTGCTCAAGAAAAATACAAACTCAGGGAATGGTTAGTTGTGAGTACTGTGGGACGAGCACAGCTCTAATTAACAGTTTTTAGGACCTAATATGGCTGACATGTTTAACGACTGCCACGAATGTGGCAAGAATTGTATTGAGACAGCCTTCTGTTCAGAAGGTGCTTCGTTTGATAATAGTCAGACTGGTGGTATCTCAGTACCAAGGAACCTAAAGGTTAAGGTCATTGCTAACCCAGCCTTCTGGGGATTTGAAGGGGTATTAATTTCTGGATGGGCCAGATATGAGAATGGTCACTTTGACTACTTTGATGGGTTTCAAGAGTCGCACCTAGCCGAGAGAACCTGTAACTCAATAACTTACGGGCCGTTCATGAATGAACAAAGGCCAGACGTTCTATACAGGTCTGTTTTTGATCCAGATGGAACGAAGCACTATGGAAGCGACGGAACCCTTGATGGGGTGGAGAGAGGAGGGGCAGAGGTTTATCTTATTGATAGAGCGGCTGGAGAAGTTGAGCCCGTTTCTGCGGATAATCCATCATGCGATACTACAAAGCCGACCCAAGTATTCAAGAAATTTCCAGAAAATTATGGCTTTGGCAACAAAATAAATTTCAAAGAATCTGTCTACAAAAATGCCACTGGCGCATGGCGTATGACGTCTCTTGAATCATGCTATGAGTCCACTATCTCTAGCAACTATCACGTAAAAGAGTGCGACGACACATACAAAGAACACTTTATCCACGATGATAATTTCGGAACTCAATATGATCCAGCTTCTGTCAGGGTTAGTGGGGCCAGAGACTGTCTCCCGGACGGGGCAATGGCTGGCAGATATGCTGGAGATATTAAGCCAACTGGCTCCATCATCAGAGACACTGGGGTCTCCTATTTGGCCGCTGCTACCATAAATTACAATGGAGGAGCTGCGTCTGGTCTGAAGGAGGGGATGGTACTCTCTTTTACTGATGTCGGCCCGTATAGTAAATCCTATCACATTCACTCTGTTTCTCATTCTGGCTCCTACACCCGCGTAGAGCTTCTAGGGACATGGGGCACAAATAACGAAACAGTAAATGGAAGTGGGTCTTGGGTCGCTCATAACACATACGATCCATACACATGCTGCGGTGGTGCCGCTTATGGCGTAGATAATGATCTGAAGCAATTCTCTAATCAGGTTCAGTACCACTCAGATTTTGGCAAGATCTTCAATAATAATAAGAATAAGATTCAGTCTAATAGATTCCCAGAGAACAGATACACCTATCAGGCCGATACTGTATCCCCAATAAGTTCTGGATATCGTAAGGACTATTCTTATCCTTCAGTTTCAGATAGCGGGACCGTGGAGATGTCTAGTGGAGTCCCCGTATTTGAGAGGACTTTACCATACTATGGGCCATTTTTCGAAGTGGACTTGTTTGATTCACAGACTCGGCATGATAGCTCATATAATACGACTATTGGTCGTAATGGTACTTGTTACTCTAAAAAAGCGACCCTAGATATCTTCCCGGATTGTGTAACTCAGTTCATCCAATATGATGAGTGTGTTACTGAGACAGATCTATACAGCACCAATAGACTACAAAGATTGGCTTTTGTCTATCGCGGCTGCGACTTTGCCGATGATTGTTCTTTTGATGGGTCTGGTAGGCCAATAGCTGGATGGAGCGGTGGAGCCCCGACAAATATACAGGACCTAAAGAGAGGATTGGCTGGCCAAGAATTGTACATGTATTTAAATCTCAGCACAGCTTGGGGAGGCGTCATAAAGAGATGCCCTTGCGATTGTAGCGAGGACCCACCAGCGGGAGAACTGCCGCCTACGATGGTTCAAGTGCTATCACCAGTATCTTTTCCTTGCCTTTTAGCATTTGATCTACACCCCGAAGTGTATGGATGTCATGATACTAGATATCAAGTATCTAAATATAAAGAGTATCTTAGCACATCATTTTCACATGAGCTATGTGATCCATTCCCTGCACTGCCAGAAGCATGTAATGTTAGACAGCCATATACGACATATGGCTTCATGAGGAATCTCTGTGGTAAAGAGAGCAGAGACAGAAAAGACGTGATCACTTCAGCGTTTGCCAATTTGCATCAAAACGGAGAATATAGAAATTCTACTCCGTCCGTAGATGTAGATGCTCCCATGTATTGGGAGTTTCAGAATTATGGACCAGAGCCTCCAGTTTTTGGCTCTGGTGATTGGAATGGGGCCACTAGCGACAATGGGAAATTTCATGACTCTGGACTGTATCCATATTGGGGATTATCTGACCAAAATGGGGCACTAGTAAGCCCATATTTTGCTGCCAAGAGTGGAGAATTTCTCTGCTGCCCAACTGATAGCCCGACTAACTATGTCGATTTTGATGGCTCTGGAACATTCTTTAATGGCTGGCCTACTGACCGTGTTCCATTCTTGATCGAAATTGACCATGATGATATGTGTGCCGGATGCGGCACCGTGACAATGGAAAATAGAGATCTCATGCTGACACTTGAAGGCATGGATACAAAATACCTTCATAACTTAGACTACAGTAGCTCTACTGGCGGTAAGTATGGCTACAATAATTGTAAGTACAAGGGGGCAGTATTAAATCCAACATATAATTGTGCTAGTGGATATAGCCCTTCGTACTGCTCATCTGGGGATTCAATCGCTGCAGAATATGGTCAGCCATATACTGGGAGTACATGTGCATGCATAGATGGAACAGAGATTCCTCTACGAGTGAAAACTATAGCTGGTAGCAATCTTGTAATTGGTTGGCAGTCTAGTGGAGTCAACAACTCGTTTGTCGAGATATCTGGATGCAATGATATGGCATCCAATTATATCATAGAAGACTACTTCCCAGCGGCTCCAGCGGGCTTATTGGTATATGGATCTTTCACTCTAGCCTGTGCTGAAAATATACCATATGTTACTGAGCCCTCTTTTCCATTTTCTTTTTACACTGGAGATTCAGTATCCAACTTATGGTCATGCTCTGATGGTAGTTGTGTAGAATCGTACCCGGCCCAAGATGGCAACCTGACTCTGCGAGCTAAGTTCTTCGTAGTTTCCCAACCTATGCGTGCTCAGTTTGAAGCACTGACCGAGCAGGAACTTCAAGGATTCTCTGGCTCAGACCCTGCAATAATCTTAAGAGATGGTATCAAGGTTGGTCCGCCAATTAACAATACCGCCGCTAACATAACACTTTGTTCCGGAGAAAAAGTATTCCTTTATGGGTGTGCTATTGGTGGATCTTTCTACCCATGTGCTGGATGTACTCCAGAAAGTGTGTGTGTTAGTTGCTCTGGTCAGGGCGTAGTGTGTGATAGTTGTGACGAAGTAGTATCTGTAAACGGCGTTGCAACCAGAAGAGTTCCTGCTCATTATGAGCTTAATGCTTGTAAATGCCAGTGTTCTACTCCTACTCTCATGAGAGAATATGACGTAACAAATACTGGGCTCGTACTAGCTGTTAGCTATGAGCCTTATGGATGTGTAGGCACCGGCTACTGGATATCGATAAGTGGAGCAAATAGAGTAACGGACCCATTCTTGATTAACCCATCTCCACCATATGTACACATTGGAGTTGGGCCATATACTAATGATGCTATTAGCTATTGCTCATATCATACTGGGCCTAATGCTGAAGTCGATAACATATACTACAAGTTCACGGAGCCGTCAAAAGATGTAGACTGCTTACATCTTACCCCAGAGACTTGTAATACGGGACCATGCTTAGATGAAAGAGCCTCATCTTCTGTCTGTGGTGATCCAGTTCCTTTTACTGGGGTCCCAGCAAGTGGTCTGACGGTCAATAGAAGATCGTGCTTCCCAGAAATTATGATAGTCAACAAGATTGACTGCTTAGCTACTGGATATGCTCTGCATGTATCTAGAGAGTACCATTCTCATGATAGGACTTGGAGAGATTCAGAAATAGTAGATCTTGAACCAACGTGCGTCACTAGATATGGGGCCTACAATGATGGAGTATCCTGCACTCAGATTCCGTACGCTGTACCATCAGATTCTGTAACACCAGCTTATGACGGGCCATGCGATATCCATCCAGCTTCTGGCGAATTCGCCAATCAGGACTTTCAATATGACACTCTGTGGAACTACTTCAATCTGTACTACGCGAGCGGAGTCCCGTCTTCGTACTATAAAGCCTCTGTGAGCCCAACAGGGTGTGAGATCTTGACAACCCCTCTCGATACAACTGTCATATTTGGGACTGGCGAGCCGAACAAAAGACATAGCTGTATTCAGGACATAGGTGAATGTGGTGGGGACTTTTTCTGTAACAAGATGTTTTTCCCTAGAAGAAATTATGCTAGTGGCACGAAAGTTACAGCATTTGGAGCACTGTCTATCTGTACCCAGAATGCCCAGCACAAAACTCCAAGCTGGTATAGCGGGTATCAGAGCTTTGATCAAGTCCCCAAAGTCCTCTCTGAATCACTATTGGGTAAGCTTATAGATCCATGTGATCCAGATATGACTGCTACGACCATGTATGACATGGGAATAGATGATACGATCATATATGTAGATGACTATTTGCCACTTGTCGGTATTTCTGCCCCAAGCTTTAGAAGTACTATTGATGTTAAATCATGTGTTATCGCGAAGAGTGGGGAAGACTGCAACGTCACACTCCCAATGACACATACTGATGCTACTCTTGGTGTAGCATTTAATGGACCATCTACCCTGATTCAAGACGGCGTTGATTCTATGGGCTACTTTACCAGTACAGAAGCTTCTGGTAGCAACAATTGCCTATTCAACAAATTTAAGATCTTTGTAGATGTGGAATGTTGTCCAGACAGAGTTCGGAGAGTTAATAGCACCTTAGACAGCCCGACAATGCTGAATTACGTCTTTACAGACGTGAATGCTGCTGTCTGTAATGGCCTAGTAACCGCTCCAGCTTGTGCATGTGCTGGGTCCACATGTGGAAGCTCTTTTGTAGATCCCGGTGTATGTACCGCAGTAAAATTGATAACTGAGGTGTATGGGAAAATCGAATGTAGTGGGGTTGAATACGCTGGCGGGTTCCCTATCTATCTCAATAGAGCCTTAATTGATTATGACGGAACCGCTGTTAGGGCGTCGACCGTGTCTCAAGGCAGATTGGATTGCGATCACGAACCATATCCGCTGGAACTATATGAGTCCGACTGCGTCTCGGGTGTATTCGCCGTAGAGGAATACTCAATCAGAACTTGGCAATGTGGTGACGTGGTTTATGGTAATTTAGAATCTGCCAAGCAGAGAGATTGCTGTGACATTGTAGGCTATAGTAGATGTAGCGTGATCGCGTCAGGAGTGAAATTTGGGGTTGATGCATCTTGTGTATTCATGGACTCACACATCAGCGGGGAGAGTCTCACAGACGTAAATGCGGGCTGGAGAACAAAGTGTGACTGTACATCGGTACTAGGAGACGAAATGCCTTGCTCTGATGGCTCTATGATTAAGGCCACAATTACTGAATTAATATAGGAACAAGGATATGACAGAAGACAAACCCAAGACACCATGTGAATGCCCTTTGGCTGGATTCTGCAACAGGCATCAGGTAGATAAAACTCCACACTGGCATAAGCTATGTCAGAATCATATGGGGTATTTTAATGCATGGGAAAAGTGCATGGGGCCGGGGCAGAACCAGTCGCAATGCGGTAAAAAGGAAGTGACCCAAGGGGCTCCTCCGGAGATTCCAGTCGCTCAGCAAGGCTCTCAGCAAGGCTCTCAGCAGCCACAACAGATGCCAAGCTTGTTCACTCAGGCGGCTAACTTAGCTAAGTCGGCTGCTAAGCACGCTCTAAGCGGAGGGGCAAATGTATCTCCAGAACAGAAACAGGCACGATTAGATATTTGTTATGGTTGCGACAAATTCGTTAAAGAAACCATGAGGTGCTCGGCTTGTGGATGTTATCTCAACACTAAGACCGAATGGAAGACATCGTCATGCCCACTAGGAAAGTGGTGATGGATGGTATACCGTCATATTATCCATGCATAAAACAGTCTTTCCAGTAGCTTTGAAAATTGTCTTAGCCTGAACCTCACTAGATTCGCAGAATGTGCTATAGCCAGACTTAGCAAAATGCTCTGCCTTCCAGAGGCCCACTTCCTCGTGGGTGCCAGAATCATTCTCTGGCCACATTATCAGATCTTTGATACGGAATCCAGAATCTGTTAGCCATTTTTCCGTTTGTGGCCGATACTTCTCCAGCCTGCCGGTAACAAGAGACAAGGGGTATTTCACTGGATTATTCTGGGTTCTCTGCATTGATTGTAGGGTCTTCAAATACAATTCTTCGTTTTTACATTCTTCTTCTGAAAAGTCGCGACACAAAACTCCATCAATATCATACATGATTGGAAGACAGTTAAACAAATTCCACTCAAAGAAATGTAGTTCATAGCTTTTTGCGTAAATATCTAGTGATGCTCTAGTTATGCTATTGGAGTAAATAGCGACTCTGACGATCTCATTGCCGACCACTGTCTTTAGATGGTCATAGCACTCCTTCATTGCTAAGCCACTACATGAAGAGTCATCGACTAGATAGATCTTTTTAGATCCAAGGCCTATTTCCTCTGGATCGACTATCCTCCTGCCTGAGCCTACGTCAGTAAAGTCAAGAGTTTTTCGACTCATTGAGTATAGCGGCAAATGCATACTAGTCGCGAGAATAGATGCTGGTAGCATGCCAGATCTTGGGATTCCAACTATAATGCTGTTTTGATCTATACGAGGAATTATTGACTGAGTATCTTTGACAAGATCGGCAGTTGATATCAATCTCTCCTGATGTTTCAGCCCGTATACGATCTTATCGTAATACTCGCGGTATTGCCAATCTGACCTACATAGCCTAACTTCCTTTATGTCTTTGTCTCTTAGATGTCTGTCGCAGAATCCAGCCTTGAAACAATTACACGGCTCTATCATACTTTTGGACCTCTTTAATGGCCTGAATTCCATCAACCATCGCTTCTAGATACTCTCGCTGCAAAGACATGAAGTGCAAATGTCTCCCATCGGACTGCCTTAGAATCGGCTTTTCCCAGTTCATGGTATTAAAAGTCTGTTCGTCTATCTCCTGCTCGATCAGATCAGAGATCATAGCAGACCCATTCTCACACTTAAAGATCAATCTGTAGTATTTCATTTTATTTTCCTACTATGTAAAACAAAGGGCCGGGACAAAAGCCCGGCCCCTCTGGATATTGCGAACCAATAGGTTTACTGATTCAGATATGGATTCAGTTGGTCGCGACAGAACGCATCGGCATCAGCAGCCACCGCCCCATCTAGGGCCGATAGTGTGAAGGATGGGGTGAAGTACTTGACCGCCCCTTTCTTCTGCTGATCGCCCTTGCTAGCTGCAACGGTCGCGTTGTAGATATTGCCAAGACCATTGGTCTCAACGAACTTAGACCAGTCTCTCAGACAGGCCCCAGATAGCTGGATATCGACAGGAACCCAAGCTTCGTTAATCTTTGCTAGTGCGAAGATGTTCGTGACGAACTTGCCACCGGCTGCAATAACCTCATTCTTGATGTCAGCATATGGTCCTTCAACAAGGACCACCTTGCCAGCACGTACGATGAATGGAGTCTTCGTGCTTTTGACAACATTGGAGTGGATGCGACAATTATTCGACTCGCTCCATCCTCCAACCGATGATGCAATCTCCATAACCACAAATTCGAGAGCGTCAGCTCTCACGTTCTTTTCACCATCCCAATATGCCCACACACCTTCGGAACCACCGAATTCGATGTAGTACTTAACTGGGGACTTAATTCTGTTTGATGCTGGTGCGTCTACTCTGCTCATAACTTCGCCTTTTGAAATAGATTTGTGGACTGGAGACTATCGCCAGTCCGTATAGACTTTGATTGACTCGTCAATCTTAGTCTTGTCGTTTGTTAACTCTGTTAACTTCTTGATCATCTTTGCTGCTGTATCTCTCGTCACGTCGTAAATGCTGCGATATTGCTTCTCCCCAGAGTTAATAAAGGCGACAACATTGATGTCAAGCTTCTTACACTTACTATCAATGAAACTAATTTGTTCATTGGAGACTTTCTCCACGGTTTCTTCGGCCACAATTTTGGCCACATCATTTTTACTAAGCTCTTCTGCGGAACACTTCTTAAGCTTTAAAGCCTTGCGGAGGGCTCTTCCCTCTGCTCGGGTGGAGGCGGTCGCTACGGCGTATCCGCAGAAGAGTGCGTCTGTGTTACCGTGCCATACGTCAGCTACTTCAGAGTACTCTCTGGTGGTGCCACCAGAGTTCCAATCGAATACTACAGTGTATACCACAGTAGCTCTAGAAGGACCATTACCCTCTGATGGAAACACCTGAGTTGGGCCGCTCTGGACAATTGGTCCTAGGAGTAGTTCGGCCACTCTGCGGAGCCCAGCGGCATTGGGATGCCCATCCTGAAGCTCATTCGGGACAAACTGAGACATCGCATAGGCGTCCCACTCTGGCGATAAATAATCTGGAACTTTCGCTTCTTCAGTGCTCATTCTTGTCCTATCCTATTCGTCTGGTTACACCGTCTTTGATCTCAAGCTCGATCAATCTTTTCCCAACCGGAGGGAATTCAACTTCAATCTTCCGAAGTTCTGAAAGGATGAGGTCATAAACATCCTTCATTCTTTTTACCGACATCGATTTGTCGATCTGTCGTACTCTTATTATAGCATAGCCGTTTGCCAAAAGCAGACCTTGTTTTGCCGTATCCGCCGATTGCTGCTTTTTCAATTTGTCGTCACCCCAAACGGGGAGCCAGTGCGAAGGACCATCAATTTCAATAGCGGTCTTAAGATCTGGGACGAACATATCGACTTCAAGAGCCTGACTCTGGATTAGGTTTCTGGCATGAATGATGACTCCATAACCTTCCTCTTCTAAAGCTGCCGACACGTATCTTTCAGTCTTTGAGCCAATCTCGGCTGATTCTCGAATGGCCGCATAAGCCGCAGATCTCAATTCAGATCGGGCAGACTCGCTCATATTCTTCCATTGTTCCTTTTTCACATCCCGGAACTTCTGCTTATCTTCCTCAGGAAGATCCAGCCAAGCTTTTGATCTCTGGGCCGAGATGTTATTGATGGTCTCCTTAGAGAGCTTCTTACCCTTCGTGGGGTGCTTGGCTACGCCCTGAGCGATAGCCACACTCTGAGCCTCTGCATAGGAGCGAATTGTTACCCCAAGGAACTTAAGGGCTCTCCTGATTTTGGTTTCATTGGTGCCCATCTCGACAGCAATAACTGGAACAGATTTTAGTTCTTCAAGATAGGCATGACGGAGCTTAGCTCCATTTACGATAGCGTATTGCATATAGTATCCACATTAAACGGTAGGACAATTGAATCAAGATTGAAAAGGTTCTTGATGAATCTCTGATGGTGCTCAGATCTGACGACAAGCTTGAGACCAGACAGAGTTTCGTAGACAGCATTAAAGTCGTACGGCTTCATAAGAAAGCTTAGATCCATAAGATAATACGCTTTTGTGGCATTTATGGCCGTCTTTTTGAGTATATCGGCTGACATTAGGCAAGTCGCCACCAGAGTCCAACCATAAGCATTGGCAATCTCTGTTATGTTCATGATGGAGAAATCTGCATCAGTCACCTGAGAGCTAATATTGACGTAAAAAAGAGAGGCCTCATCGGTCCCTCTGGCCACCTTATTAAGCTCCTCAAACGCCATCACTGATCTCTCTGAGAAGTTAGTATCGGCAACAATTAAACCAAACATTTCTTCTCCTGTAGCACTTTTTTAGAGATAGCCGCAAATCCTATTTCTGTCAAAATTTGTGACAGTCTGTCAAAATTCGTATTATTGCTGAGCACTACTGACTTAGACATGCTTGGCTTAAACTTTTTGCCCTTAATGCCTTTGACTGCTTCAGTGATGAACTCACTTTTGGTCGTGTACTTGAGAGGATTGCCATCAGAAGCAATGATGTCTAGCTCTCTATATCCAATATCAGACTTTGGGATGGGGGAAACATTTGCCGACCTGTAGATGTTCCAGCAATCATGTGCTCCAACTGAGCCAGAATAGCACGGTAAAAGAGAAGGGCTCCCAAAGAAGTTTTTCACATTATATCCCAACTTATAGAGATCCAATAGTGATGACTCCATATCAGAAATGGCCCCAATGTATGATACATCAGATTCATACTTGGTCAGCTTGATCGATTCAACAAATGACAGCAGATTGATGAACGGACGTACACCAGATAGCTTCTTCAGATCGTACGCATCTGGGGTATTCTCTATCTCATCCGAGAACACAATGTCTGCATTAAAGTCGGCAACAGAAGCTGCGTCATACTTTTGCAGGAATCCAACCTCCATGATATTTCTCAATGGAGCAATCAGAGACTGGACCCGAAAGTCATTTCTGTTAGTTATTACTAGCGTCTTCATAGTTCTTATTTATCTCCACGGCTCTCACGCCATCATAGACAATAGACATGTCCACATTTTTCAGTAACATATTCACGTACTCAAATGTCATCTTATTGTTCTTGAATGAATTGATGACAGACCGAGCAACCTGAAAGTCTTTTTTCGTTATATGCAATATCTGAGCCCATTTATCCTGCAGCCCATATGATAGATGAATCACACGCCCGGCATCGTGAGAGACCCCCACACTCTTCTTATCCTCATTAGAGCACACAGATACTGAAGAATCAGAGTTTGGGCTGAGAGAAGCTTCGTTGAATATCATGTCCCCATGAATTACGTAGACAGAATCTTTCCGGATTGCATTCATCGCGAGTCGGAGACTGTCGGTTTGGCTTGTGAGCTTATAATTCTGGTTAACGATAAGCCGTATGTCATACTCTTTTTTACTGATGTGCTTAACGATTTTGTCATGTCCAACACCAGTGACTATGACTATATCGGCCTTTTTGTCAAATCTACAGATGGTCCTGATCTGATGATCTATGACCGTAGTTCCATCATATGATAATAAGGCTTTCGCACCTCTCGTCTGCATCGATCTGCCAGAGCCTGCGGACAAAAGAATGTATGTGCTCATGCAGTGATCCTGAAAATTGGGCGAGGAACGTAGGAGATAATGTTGTTCTTACAAATCTCCTCAATTGGATTCATAGTCTTGCATTCTGCCAATAGTGATCCCTTGTACAGTATTCCGGGATATACAGTTCTTATGGACGGAAACATACAATGAAGAGAATATATGCCATTTTGGTCATAATAGTCTCCATAGTAGGCACCAGCACCATTGAGCCATTTTCTTGGATCTTCTTCTAGCTGGCCGAGAGTTATATCAATGGCGTAGTCGCAGTCCAAGTCTGAGTATTTGCCCAACTTAACCACTTCGTCCACAAATGGACTTGTCTTTGGGGGGTTGTCCCGCAATGAATAGCCGATAATCTTCATCTATCTTCTTCCATTCTACTGTGGCACCATCGATCCCAAGAATCGCAGCATGCATATTTCCGAGATGACCTTTGAAGTATTTGTAGGCTACTGACATATAACAGACCATACCAGTAGTGGCCAAGTGCCTACTCATCTTATAGTTAACAGAATGATTCAAGACATTCAGGGTGTCCTTATCGACCCTGTCACCAGACTTGATAAAAAAGATCCAGCCGTTTTTGGCCTTCTTGAATGCTTCATCACAACCGGCCCCATCATACAGGGCTTCGACTATCTGAACGCATGAGAACCTATCCGTCCCGAACTTCTTAGACCACTGGTTGTAAATCTCAAGAAGGTTTTTAGTCGTATGACATACTATAACCCTTGGCGGCTTTGGAGTATCAAGATTATAGATGTCTTCCAAAGTTTGGCCTAGGTCGTCACCCTCATCATGCATGACCACTATATTTGACCTGATATAGACATCTTTCTCGATATCTCCACCAGTCCAATCAGACCTCCTCCACATGCAGAGTTGGTCAATTTTGTAGAACGTGGAATCCTCATCCTGATATCTGGATATCTCGGTTCCAGCCTCCCTGAATCTATCTAAAACATTAAGGGAGCAACCAGTCTGGACTTTGCCATGCATTTCCTTGAATGCACAATCTTTGCATGTAGTACTAATCATTTAGCCAATCCTCTCTCTGTAGTTGTCTTTTGCCACATCTTACAGATTCCCAAAAATTAAAGATCTCTGCCTTTGTCTTTAGTATCTTAATTACGTGGTTCCTATTGAATTCCACGAAATTGACCCGATTGAAGTATGAATTTTCTGAATAGAAGAATCCACATGGGTTCGGCTTATACGATTGAAAGTTCAAATCTCTCAATAGGCAGTTAGCCTCGTACGAATTCATCATGTCTGAGTGAGGCAGGTAGGAGCTGATGGCCCAATCCAAAAAGGCCTTATTATTGTTAAATGTGGGGATTGTGGTCTCGTCTGGAATTTTGATCTGGCGGAATGGCTTATCCCAATTGGCCTTTGGGGCATCGTCCAAGGAAATCATCCATTTAGCGACAACATCGTCCCAGTTGAAATTCTTCTTGTAGGCCGACAATGTGGCTTCGGACAACTTAGATCTATCAGACTCCGGTAAAGAGAAAAACATTTTCCAATAGTCGACCACCTCATCGATATCTGGAATCGCCCTGTAGCATCCTGTTTCAAGCTCAAGTGCTTTCACTTTTACTGGAATAGGGAACCCAGCAACTTTTCTAACGATCGATTCCATGGCCGAATAATCTGTGGACATTACGGGAATTCCACAAGCGGCGGCTTCTAGCTGGCCGATTCCCATGCCTTCGCTATTGCTATACTGAATATATAGATCAAACAGATTATATATTTTGGCTAGCTCAGCAGTTGTAGCACCATTACTAACACTAGAAAGCTTTGAGGCATACTTCTTACAACCCTTACACTGCTTAAGTGTATCGCTGAATTTGGATACGGTCAGCTTTCCACATTCTTCGCAGGCGTACGAAAAGAGTACCCGAGATGAAATCCCATACTTCATCATAAGCTGTGGAAGATCCCACCCATTATCTGGGTATGACGTGTGACAGTATAGGTAGGTCTTTTCGTCTTTACTGGTGGCAAGATAGAGAGCGAAGGCCTCTAGGAGGTCAGGGAAGAGCTTACGTCTCTGATTCCGCATTACCGTCCCAATAATCTTCCAGTCAGGGTCAAGGCCCATGGAGAGTCTATGGGCGACCTTGTTGGGGACAGGCTTGAACTCGTCAGCCGCACACATTGTGACAGAGCCTATTAGGTTCACTGAGTCTCCAGCCTGCTCCTTAACGACTCCTTCTGCCCACTCCGAAAGGGTATAGAAGTAGTCTGCGTCGGCAAACTGATTAATCCACTCAGGATTTTGGGGGGCTGAGTCTACTGTACTGGCCCAAGACCATGAGAAAAATGGCCTGAATGGAGATTGCTTTAGCCAAGAATCCATCCATGGGTCTTTTTGCATCAAGACTACATCTGGCTTAAAGTCCATACAGATGCGTTCGAATCTCCAAGCACCAAATTGGTTAATTGGATTAGAAGCATAGATGTTTTTGACTTCGTCGGAGTCTGACTTGGACGGAGCAATTGGATAATTCTTCCAAGGAATCTCTTTGCGTCTGGGGTCATCTGCTGATCCATAGCAGGACATCTCGGCCACTTCATATTTGCCGGTCGCTATAAGTCTCTTGATTAATTCGCGACCATAGGATGCATATCCAGTGTTCAGATACGAGGCTTCAGAGCCGACTAAGATTCTTTTGAGCACATTAACTCTCCGACTTTCAAAAGTCTACTTTTGATCTCCCTAGTTGGCAATTGTAGCCTTCTAGCTATTTCTCTTTTACTGTGGCCTGCGGCCAACATACGGATCATTTCTGTCTCTTCTGCTGGCAGATCCGGAAGGGATTCCCACAGATCTGACTGATCGTCTATAGCCACATCTTTTGGAAGGATGGTATTCGAAAAAGCTCGATTATGCTTTTTTACGAACTTGACCATGTCACGGCGAACACACAGAGTGAAAAAGGTACTTCTCTGAGATTTTGACGGATCAAATGATTGTTCAAGCCTTATAGCCGACTGCAAACCTATCTGGAAGAGGTCTTTAAAGTCATAGAGGTGAGTCTTCCTATAGAGAGAGTGTGCCAGATCGGCTATAAGGGCTTCATACTTTGCTAGTTCTTCCACGAGCGTCTCCCAACTAAACAGAGAAACAATTCTCGAATTTGACGGTGCCAACTGCTTTTCGGATTAGTCGCATGGACTTAATCAGGACCTCTGCGGTCATAATCACGTCACCAAGAGCATCGTGCGATTCTCCTTTGTCCTTCCAGCCCATATGCTTACGGATCAGAGAGTCGGCAGATAGACGAGTGACGTTCTTATCGTTCTCGAAAAAATTCCACATTAGCATCATAACATCCAACTTGATTGTTGGATGGAATGGATCTTCAATACCGAATCTATTGAATTCTCTGTTGAGGATTGGTAAGTCGTAGTTGATAATATTATAGCCAGAAACTATTGGGGCCTTCCATTTTGTTTTAGAGTAGTTATGACTGTGGACGTATGTCACAAAATTTTTCAGTCCGGTCTCTATATCGACCCCTTTTTCGGCCAATAGAGCGTGCCCCTTTTTGTGTACAGCTATAGCCCCCTCTGTGATTTCTTCTAGGCCCTTTGCTTTGGCTTCTTCTCCGTAAAGGGGCTTAGTGAGAATATTGAATTCTGAACCTTCTATAATCTCAAGCCTCCTAGCGTCGACAGCAATTGCCCCGATCTGTACTATCTGGGATCTCTCGGTTGAAAGCCCCCCGGTCTCCAAGTCGGCTACCACTATGGTCGAATAGTTCATTTTTTACTCAATTCTGCTTAAAGAAAGCGTATCTATGTTAGAAAGTACTTCATTACACATTAGGAGTGATAGAAATGCCAAAAATAGTTGACAAAAACAAAATTCTTGAAATGTATTCCTGCGGGGCATCTCTAAAAGAGATCGAAGAAGAAACCAAATACAGCAGAACAACTATCCTGAAACACCTGAAAGCCAGCAATATATGGGTTAGCAAATCCGAGCAGGATAAAGAAATTTTGAGAAAGTATATTGATGAGGGAAAATCTATGGCACAAGTTTCTAGAGAGACTGGACTCTGTAGGAATACGATATCCTATAGACTCAATGTAAACAACGCCGAAATTAGGTCCAATGAAATTGACGGACACGAAGTGGTCGAGCTATACCATTCTGGCTTGCTTATATCTGAAGTCGCCAAGGCTGTAGGATGCAGTGCCAACACAGTCACAAGCAAGTTAGTAAATTCTGGCCTAGTACCAGATAATCATCTACTGAAGATAGACGACAAAGAGCTACTAGATACGTATACGGGATATGGAAGCTTGACAAAGACCGCTGCCCATTTCAGGGTCTCTACTCATTTCATCAAAAAGAACTTAATAAAGAACGGCATAACCGTCTTTAGGCATAAAAATTGGGATGCCGCAGATACTCCGGAAGCTATCGAATTATATAGGCTTGGCATGTCGACTGCAAAAATAGGAAGGAAATTTGGCTTCAGTCATACAACGATAATCTCTGAGTTAGAAAAGTCTGGAGTCCAGCTAAGAAAAAAGCATACAGAGGCGGTCAGAGGATCTGGATATTCAAAAATTTCAGACTCGTTTATGGGTCGGATAAGGACTGGAGCTAGCAAAAGAGGTTTAAGCTTTGAAGTAGATAGCGACTTTCTTTTTTGTCTTTTTTCCTCCCAAGGGGGGAAATGTAAACTTTCTGGGGTTGATATATCTTTGCCGAAAAATTATTCAGAATTTAGCTTAGGCGATTGCACAGCTTCACTAGACAGAATTGACTCCTCCAAAGGATATACAAAGGATAATGTGCAATGGCTTCACAAGTCGGTCAATGTGATGAAAAATGCTATGTCCGATCAGGAGTTCATCTCTTGGTGCAGGAAAATATCAGACCTCAACCCTTAGGTCTCGTAATTCATCTGAATCCTTTATCAAAATTTGGCCCATACACCTTATGATCCTGCGATGGATCGAATGCTGCAGCTAAAATATGAAGCTGTTCACTATTTATTACTCTATCTCCATATGCTCGGCAAAGTATTCTACTTATGCTCGCATTCCAAATATCGTGAGTAGTCTTCAAGATTTCTTCAGTCTTTCGGTTCAAGCGACACCTCGTTTCTTCCACCACCAGAGTACACCTTCATCCTGTTCAGGTCGGCATACTTGGCTGTAACAGCATCCAGTCCGATTCTTTCAATTTCACTACGGATGAACATGCAGGCTGGCACATCTGGGGAAATTTCTGGAATAATCTGGGAGAAAGCACACAGATACTTGCACTTGAAATGATTACAGGTTTTACTAACCACTCGGGGAAACTTATCATCTCGGATAGCCTCAAACTGCTCCCGAATCATAAGCTCCGCTTTTTTGAAGTCTTTGTCATCAAAGGCAAAAGTGAAGACTCCACCGGGCACAAAAACCTTATCAATGGTGTAGTCGTTCGTGTAATAGATGGAGATGTAGAAATGCTTATCTGGATACTTTAGTCTTAGGGCATAGTAATAAAGCAGTAGTTGCTTATCTTCCGCCAAACAATCGTAGGTCTTGACCTTCTCGGTAGCCCAGTTGTATCTTCTTCCAGACTTATAGTCTACGATATGGAAGAATACGTCATCCTCCTTGAGGATCAGGTCCACTGTTCCCTTTAGGCCGAGCCTGCCCTCGATGACCTCGTCCCCAACCTTGTATGAGTAATTCGCCCACTCATGAGGAACTTCAACCTCAAAGAACTCCTCTACAGCATGGACATTCTGATTCAGAGGATTCATCTCGCCATCCATCTTTGTGATGGCCAAATGAGTCCAGTCCAGCGTAATCTTCTTAGAATTCTTCGGCATTATTCCCGGAAAGAGCTTTTCATAATAGGCGTGAGATAGATCATTAAAGTACTCGATAGAGCACTTAGAAAAATTTATCTTACCAAACTCTTCGTCTACAAAGCTTCGCTTCTTATTCTGCTGAGCTATTTTCTGTTTCCCTAATAGCTCAAGATTTTTATGCATGGTACTGCCCATAATGGCCTTACCATTGTCCTTATCCTTCATACCTAAGACGTATGTGAATAAGTACTTCTGGGGGCACATTGCATAAGTGCCTATCGAACTAGAGCGTAGGTAGGTCAGAATCATTATTCAGCCTTATTTACGAATTCGCTAATACCCTTTTGGACCAAGAATTCCAAAAGCTGTTGGTTCGCAGACTTGATGTCAAGCTTCTCGTTATCTAGGACAAGGTCGAAGTCAGTGAACTCCTTGAGTCCTTCTTCTGAGGCGTGGCTGTCTCTTGTTGGGCGACGGGTTAGTCGCACGATCGTGCCGTCCTCATCTTTTACCGCCTGTGCCTCATTATCAAAGCGGCAATCGGCAATAACTGCAACAAGGGGAGAATCCATCTTGATTTTATTCATCAGGATCTTAATCCAAACCGGCTCGTACATGCGGCGGAAGATATCGGTGCCCACGTACTGGAGTACTTCACGGGCGGTCATAAAGCCGGGCTTATGGACCATGATTCCATGCTCTAATAGGTGCTGCTCATCGTACCCGCCGCCATCATTAGAGAATAGGCTCTTGGCTTTTTCGGGGGTGATAACCCCCGGCATGTTTTCCCACTTGAGCTTAGTCAAGCTATTCTTGTAGCTTCCGTAAGCCTGCTCATGGGAAATGTCGAACATGGTGATGCACAGTTCCTTTAATGCATCAGCAAAGTTATACATCTTTACATACGGCCAAATCATTTGGTCGGCATACTGGACATATAAGTCATCCTTGCGGGATAGATCGAGAACTCCCATATCCTCTTTAACTTCCCCATCTTTCATATAATGGGTGTTGACCTTGAGTTCTCCGTCTTTGGTGATGTCGTATTCGCGAATGACTTCATTGAGCTTCAATAGGTGCCCATGAAGGAAATTCGCGGCTGTAGTCTTACCAGATTCTTTCGCTCCCGCGAGGCACACAATTTGGGTCATAGCTTTAATCCTTGAACTTCCTCAATTGACATTTCCCCAACATCGTCGACGTCAGGCACAACATGTTTTACATTAAACAAGCGATTCAGCTTATTACAATCTTCCCTACACTTATCGCCAGCCTCATCCCTATCAAACACAGTGACCACATTTGTGACCCCAGTCTTTTGTAGTAGAAGCTCCTGATGGTCTGATAGGCGAGATCCGAAAATCCCAACGGCGTTTTTGATTCCGGCCTCATGGAAACGTATCACGTCACCTTGGCCCTCTACTAGTATAACCTTGCCAGCTTGACAAATAGCTTGAAAAGCCAACCAAAGCCCATATAGGTGATGGGATTTTTTAAACCCCTTTTGGTTCTTCCACTTATCAGGAGCGTTGATTAATGTTCGACCAACACAACCTATGAAGATTTTGCCAGTTGGATCATATACTGGGAATACAGCCCGCCCATGCATCTCCTTCGTCGGATCATTACATATCCCAACGTCAAAGATGTCAAGGATTTCGGACGAGAAACCCCTCTTTAAGTAGAAGTCTACTGGTCTTATCAGCTTACTACGAATTTCTTGTCTTGACGGACCAGTTGGCTTATCTTTATCCCTAAGTACTATGTCATTGAAAACGTCAGAGACATAATCAACTTGTTCGGTTCCACAGAATGTGGAGGCCAGCTTAAGGACCTCAGTAAAAGATAAGTTGCCATTTACAGTCGCGAGGCCCCTGAGCAGCCCAAGGACGTCGCCACCATATTTCTTATGACACCCAGCGGTATTACAAAACCAGCGTCCGCAGTATTCAGAAGTGATGTCCGAATTAACATTGAAGGCAGTAACATTGTCCCCATCATGTATTGGACAATTACAAACCAGTAGCTGTCCAGATCGATAGGTTCGCACGCCAAAGTAATTGAGGATCTCTGGAATCTTAGCCTTCAGTTTCCCCTTCAGGTTCTTCAGATCGTTCTGGGAACTCTTTACTTCTAGAAAGTCGTCTAACAGTGCCAATTTCTTTCATCCTTGCTAATTCGCCCTTCATTTCGAGACAGATATACCCGTCATCAGTCATTCCGGGGCCATGTCTTGATAATACTGGTACTAGCTTGCGGTTGCCATTTTTAGGGCCATCATCAGCGATTTCATCTACTGACTTTTGCTTAAGGATGGTGAACGAAGTACAGAGCCAGCCAATTCTGTCAGACTGGGAGATAACATCGGCTGATTCTTTGTCGATACCGTCCCTATTTAACTGGACAAAAGACAAGCAAGGTACATCATGTTCAACACAGAAGTTGTGCAACTTTGTTGCTTGGAATCCCATAGCCTGAAATTCTGCTATGTTTTCTGATAGACCAGATGAATCCATCAGTTTAAAATAGTCGTAGATGATTAGGCAGTCTTTAGTTCTGCCGGTTGGCTCAAACCCAACTTCCTTGAGCACCCACCTACGAGCAATTGAGAGAATCTCATCGAAGCCCTTGCCAGATACATTAATGTAATAGTAGGGCATTTGCTGGAGCGAATCTCTGGCAGACTTGACCGAATCAACAGACAGTGGGTCGGACTTAAACTCACCCTTCTTAATAGTATTGATCGGTATGCCAGATAAATTAGCCCATGATCTATTCATATGGTCTAGTTCTGACATTTCGGTGTCTAGAACTAAAACAGGAATGCCTAATTTACCAGCAACATGCAGTGACACATTTTCGCAGAAAATACTCTTTCCGCCTTTGGTTCTTGCTCCGACAAGATCCACACACTTCCTAAGGAACCCACCGCCTATCGCATCATCATATGATGGGAAGCCGCTTGGAATACCGACCTGCTTAATCTCATCAGACATTAAGTAATCGAAGTAATCCATACCGCTGTCGCCAAGGATTTTCGGCTTATTCTCATCCTTCTTCATGTAGGACGTTGAGGCATTAGAAAGTGGTGTATCAACAACTGCAATAATGTCAGAGAGGGATTCCTCTCCTGAGATCTCATTGAGGCTCTTGTAGGACTCCTTGATGGTTTCCTGCAAATGTCGGGCGAACTGGAGCCTTCTGATCTTCTTAGCATGCCCTAAGACGCTTGAGACGTCCACTGGAGTGGCTAAGACCCCATTGAAATGCTTCAGGACGTCTGGCTTGTTTACATACTCTCCGAGGGAAAGGTCAGTTGCTGCTGAAAGCAGCGACACAAAATCAACCCTGTCAGACTTATTCACTATGTGCTTGATGCACTTATACATGACCTTATTAAAGTCTACAGTAAAAGTGGCCTCTTCAAGGAAGGCCTCAGTATCAAGATAGCAGTCGACTCCGTGAGAGCAGATACCAGCCAGAACTGCTCTCTCACTAGCCACATTACTCAGGTCCATTTATTTTCCCTTTTAGGAGACACTTAGTACACTTGTAGACTTCTGGATCTCTCTTGAAGAGAGGGGCAACAGTTTCTGTTGCTTTACATAGACTGCACGTCATTTCGACCGGCTTAAAAGGCTTACGTGTTCTTGGAGTCAATGGTACATTGTCATTAATCCCATCTGCCCCTGCTTCCTCTGGAGACTCTCCAGTGTCCACATATTCGATCTTGCCAGCTTTGGCTGGTGTCTTCTTCTTTCTTCCACGAGAGGGTTTTGGCTTCTCTGGTTCGACCAAATCTGGCTGAGTCTGTTGTCTGATATTGGAACGAGCGGGCCTCATTGTAAAGTCATCTAGGTCATTTTTCTTCCTGACTTCTGGGATTTTCTTGCTTGGCTCTCGGGCCGCTGGTGGGACCACTGGCGATTCCAAAGTTCCAGTAAGTTGCCGATAAAACTCGACAACTAATGCCCAGTCTTTTTTATCTATTGCCAATTTAAGCTTATCGATCATAGGATCTCTTCTTTCCAATATCTTGTAGGATGTCGGCCATTCTCTTTACTGAATCGAGCTTCTGGTCAGACTGAATAATTACTGCGTTCAAATAAATCCGCATCTTCTCGACCTTAGTCGCAAAGGTGTCTTCTGAGATAATTGCCTGTCTTTTTACCTCATATTTCATATATTCAGAATGGTTGCTCCAATTGCGGGCAACTATATTGTGAATGATTTCCTCGCACCATGCTCGCTTCGCTATGCATTTGTCTGTTTCCTTGCGGACAAACACACAATATGAGTGGAGCTTGAAAGCCCCAGCATAGGCTTCGTCCGAAGACAGAGAAATAAGATCCTCGTGCGGCATATCCAGAATGGTCTGGACGATAGGATCAAAACTACAATCAGGAGTCATGAACTCAAGACAGTATCTGTCTACAAACGAAGTGAGTTCTTTCAGCCCTGTGATATCGCTGAACTTATCAAGTTCTTCCATTTGTCCTCCTCATCGTGTGGTAGAGATACTAGCGTGATGCTGTTAAGGCTGCACCATTCTGATTTATCTCGATCTCTCTTGCGAGCCAGCAAGAAATCGGCTTTAGTCTTATGAAAGAATGGGACAAATTCATAGTGCTGTCTACCATGAACCTCGACAGCCAGAGAGATAGACGGCATAAAGATGTCAAGATAAAGGCCACAGCCCGGCAGTGTTACCTCTTCAAAGATAACAACTCCGGGCAGGATCTCCAGTAAAAGAGAAAGGGCCTTTTGATGCGGGGCTGACTTAGCCCTAGTCTTCCGTTTGGTGGACTGGAGGATGAGCTTATGCTCTTTCCCGTCCAATCCCATTACTAGGCGAGCAATGATCCTAGCTCCTTCTTGAGGAATTCACTAGCCGATGGAGTAGACGAGATGAAGTCATAGACTTTCTGTTGTCCCTGAAACTTCTGCTCGGCTACCGAGGCTAGATCTGGATGCTCGGCCAAGTACGGAAGAGTAAACCACGCTCCGGCCTTTTCGATCAAGCCAAAGGATTCGCCAAGCTCAATGAACTCCTTAGTGCAGTCAATGCCATGGCCGAATCTTAGATAGGAGGTTACTGTGTTGCCACTAGCACCCATTGCTGAGCAACTAATGTCACATGTAGTCTTCTGGCCTATCTTTTTACCGTTTTCTTCCCATGGTTCTACGTGAGTGAAATCAAGCCGATTGTCAGCCTGATACTGCACCATAACACCACAGTCAGCAACTTTATGCTTACCGTACCCACTAGTATTGGTAATGTAGTGAGTGATAAGGATCATGAGAATATCATTTCTCACGACAACCTGAGCGTTCTGCTTGACCCAATGTGACAGCATCTTTGGTAGCTGTGCTCTGAGCTTAGAAGAAACTTCGGCATCCATCTCGTCCCTTGGGAGCAGTGATGAGGTGGAGTCAATCACACATACACATCCTCTGTTTTTGGGCAGACGGATCATAGCATTGACAGCATTAAGTGTGTCTTCGGCAGAAAGATCTTCATCCTTACTGCTGATGACTTCAATCTCTTTTCGGTCAAGGTTATGGATTCCGGCAAGGTTGTACATCTTAATGCGGCTTTCAGCGTCCGCATAGATGCCCCTACGGCCTTGTGCTTGAGCATTCGCAATAAGTTGAAGGCACAAGCTTGATTTACCGCATTTTGGAACTCCAGAGATCACCGTCCAACTGCCTTCGAGGATGCCTCCATTTAGACCCAGATCATAAGCAGGACTAATCCCAATACATTTCTTGTTGCACTTTTCATCAAAGATATCAGTGCCACTACGGATGATGTCTCCGTACTTTTTCTTGATAGCGGCCATGCCAATATCGCCCGGATCAATAATTTCACTCTTTGCTTTTTTCGCCATGTTATCTCATAACCCTCGAAAGTAACTCACTAATCTGCAAAAACACTTCTCTCTTCATCTTTATTGAGATGTCCAAAACTACTTCATCAGACCTGAAAGGCAAGGAGAACATATTGCCCTTCGAGTCTCCGCAAATGTCTGCAAGAATATCGGCGGTAGAATTCACCCGATATATTTGAAGTTGCCCATTATCGGAATTATCCAACATCATCTGGAAAAGTTCTTTTTGGGTAATACTCATAGTTCGCTGAGCCTATTAATTTTTCCAAACGGTTTGGTCGGAACGACCACTTCTTCTACTTTCGACTTTTCGATAATCTTCTGGTTATCTTCCATCTCTTGCTGAAATTTTTCAGCCAGAGCAACTAACTGCGGATTCTTAACCGAGCAAGCATTAGTCTGCTTGAAGGCCTTAAGGATGCAAGACGAGCATACTCTCTCAAGCAGCTTATTGATCCGCATTATCTCAATCTGGTAGTCCTTTTTGTACTTAGGATTGTTCCAGAAGGATTGTGGGAGGGCCGATTTGCTAAACTCGGCTCTCCTCTTGAACAACATCTCAGCAATATAATTATCCACTGTCACACACCCCTCCTTATACATGGAGGGAAACGGCCTCATATCACTCTGGTCGTATCTTTTGAACATTCTTAGCCAATCTTGGAGACATTCGAGATGTGCGAGTAGCATCCCCCATTTCTGAGGCAGCTTGTGTCATTACTGTAGCACCACGCTTCTTATTATGCATCATCAGATCATCTACTCTGATCTGCTTAACTCCGGGATCTGGTGGCTTATTTGCTTCGACTTTAGCCGCTTCAGCAGCCTTTTTCGCCTCATCCTTCGTCAGAAAAGACAAGTATGCTCGCACTAGCTTGATCGAGACCCCAATATCGACTGAAAGAGTTTTAGGGTCTCTTTCTCTGTGACCAGCAATATAAAACTTCTGAACCTTATTGAGGCTTTCTGTATTCTCGCTCTGCTTTTTCATAATCTTGATAATCGCCTGTTGTTAGGGCATGTAGAAACTTTTCAAAACACGATTTAGAGATTGCCCGATATTCACGCTCCCTAGGGAACTTAATAGATGTCGGGTCAAAGATAGATCCATTGTGGACGAGGGCCTTATAGGCACTGTGACCATCTGAAGTTACTGACATCAGAATAGCCTTTTCAGGAGTACACTCCTTGCCAGACTTGCCATAGCAAGTAGTGACAACCAGTGTTCTATTGATTTGGCTTGGGTCGCTGATAAACTGAGTCATTATTCGCCCTCGATGTACTTGATTTTTTGTTTTTCGGTCATATTGTTGATTGCGTTGATCTCTTTGATCTTCTGCTTAGCCGCCACCTTGCGGTCGTTTGCCTCGCTCTGTAGAGAAGATCCGGCCTTCTTGGTATTCTTCTCTGCTAGTTGGCCAAGAGTCCGGATAGTCTTGACTTGGCCCATAACAGGAAAGATTAGCCGCTCCAGCCCCAGCTTATTGCACTTTGGGCACTTCCTTTTTACCGGATCTTTGACGCCCTGATAAATCTCAAACTGATGCTGGCATGCGGAGCACGCATATTCGTATTGTGGCATTATGTAACCAAGTAAAAGAGAAGGGATGCTTGAATAGCGGCCATTATGAATACGACAGATTTGCTCCACCGAGTATTCTTTTTGACCATCCATTCGAGGATGTCGGCAGCAGCTAGCAGACCAAGACACTTGAAAGCCACGAGCTTGGATACGTCAATCTTAGGGTCTGACTGGTCTGAGATTGTGCGAGGCAGTACGGGAGAGTCACCTTTATATATGAGCATTCTAGCTACTGCGTTCTGTTCTAATATATGTAGGTTATCAGCATACTTTACCGTTAGGTAAATATCATACACGCATACCAGACATATGAATAGAACAATGAATCTCATAAGAAGTACTTAACTTTCTCTACTAGGTCAAAGCCTATGATTTCGCAATCCTCGGCCTTGATCTGCATGTCCTTTTGGAACACCTTCTTTTTGTTCACTCTAGTAAGATAGTTTTTCAGTGCTATCTTAGCATTCTTGAGTGACATGTAGATGTTATCCTTATTAGACCTAGTCTGTATCTGGTTGCCGTCTTGAAATAGGCGAAATATCATGATAGCTCCTAGTATGAGCCGAGACCTCTGTAATCAAGCTGTTCTAGAATCCTACCAATGAGTGGATGACGCAGAATATCGGAGGAGTCCAAACTGACCATCCCACACAAATCTGGAGAATCGAAAAGCTTCCTCTTCAAATATGATAGCCCGTCTTCTTCCCCGCGAAGGTCTTTTTGGTCTGTGTCGCCCTCAAAGACCATCTTGCAGTTTTCGCCAATTCTTGTAATAGCCATTACTGCCTGTGGCACTGTCATGTTCTGGGCTTCTGTGATAAGAACGAAACAGTTCTTGTATGTGAACCCCCTCATTAATTCAATAGCCTGAAGACAGATGGTTTCGGACTCTAGGAGCTTTTCAAGCTCATATTTAGCCCCAACCAACTCTTCAAGATTGGCCAGAATTGGAGCGAACCATGGCTTGAGCTTGTCAATGAGACTCCCCTTAATCCAAGGAAAATCCTTGGTAGAGGTAGAGATCATAGGTCTAGTAACATAGATCTTTTGGTGGGGCTTGTTTGGGTCTGACATATGGGAAATGGCAGTGGATAGAGCCACCAGCGATTTACCACTTCCGGACGGGCCAGAGCAAATAGTTACATCATTATTGATAATCGAAGAAACATAATCTCTCTGATTAAGGGTCTTAGGCTTAACCAGTTTGTATTTTGGAGATGGAGAGTACGGAGTACTTGCTTCAGTTTTAGTTCTTCGACGTGTCATCTGTGCCCCTTAGTTTAGCATACATTTCTGAAAGTTCAAGACCTTGTTCTGTGCAGGTGTATTTCACGCCCTCTTCGGTAAACTCGGCTTCTACTAGGCCATCTTCTACCAATTTGGACGTTATATACCCGTTAATCAGCTTGCAGATTTCATCATACACTTCAGAGAATGGAGAATCTACACCGACGATGTTCATACAGTATAGAGTAATGAGTTCTCCGCTTAGGCCTTCCATCTGATAGTCAGTCATTGACTGATTCTCAAGCAAGATCTCTAAGAGCTGCTCATCATTTATATGGTCCGTTATCTTAACCATTACCACTCCAGTGTAGCATTAGATAGATCATTCTTATAGGCCCCAATTTTGTAGGAGATAATCTCCTGCTCTTGTGGGGCAGTCTGTTTCCCTTTACTGTCGGCTTCCAGCCAGCTAATTGGGTTCTTGGTTCCAAAGTGTTTCTCTAGACCGGCTCCCACCAATCTCTTATCCACTAAGGATTCGATGTACTGATGCATGATCTTCTCATTGAGACCGATCATCCCGCCATCCCTGAACAGATAAGAGGCCCATGCCTTCTCTTCATCTGCTGCTTCTAAGAACATGGAGGTAGCTTCAGCCTTGCAGGCCTCGGCGACCTCCTGAAAGTCTTCCTTCTCATTCTCTCGCATAAACTTCAGAATGGTTTGGGTAATACTCATATGCACAGCTTCGTCATTTCTGATAAGCTTGATGATCTGTGCGTTACCGCACATTTTGTTGTTCTGTTCAAAAGCCAGAGCACAAGCAAAACTGACATAGAATCTGACAGCCTCCAAAATGTTTGTGGCCATTAGTCCCAAATAGATTCTCTCTTTGATTGGGCGATCACTAGTCTCAAAGTTGAGTGCATCAAATGCACTCGATACAGAATTAGCCCTTTTAACGATCTCTTCGTCTTTCAGGACATCGTCCAAGACTTCAGAAGGGTTTGGATACACATTGTTAATCAAGTAGCTATATGAGTAGCTGTGCAAAGTCTCAAATGCCGCCCAGATATTCATACATGCTTCGAGTTCGGGCAGACTCACATACTGAGTCAAGTTCGGAATTGCCCTAGCGATCACAGAATCCATCATCGTTTGGAACTTAAGATTCGAAGTGAAGATGAATTTCTCATGCTCACTAAGTAACTTATAGTCTCCAATATCCTTAGACAGAGAGATTTCTTCGGGTCGCCAGAAAAATCCCAACTGCTTCTTGAACAAAGTTAGGAATATCTCATACTTGCATTTGTCGTAGCGTTGTAGAGATAGTCCTTCTCCAAGAAACATTGGCTGCTTTGTGGTGTCGACCACCATTGTGTTTAGGACACTTCTCATAGTGTACACGAGCCTCCGGAGCAGGATGTGTCTGCTTCTTCGTTGTCATTTGGAGTATTGTTATAGTACATGGTGCGAAGCCCGTACTTGTAAGCATTAATGATATCCTGAACCACCACAGAGATTGGAATTTCCCCATTCTCATAATGGTTGTAATTCAGATATGTATTAAAGCTGATAGACATATCAATCCATTTCTGGAATGCACCAGCCATTTTAATACAATTCAGATTGCTTCTCATGTCCCAAGCAATAGTGTACTGCTTTTTATTCTTAGGGTAGTTAGGTGTAAGCACCTTCTTTACCCCATTCTTAGCAATCTTCTCGGTGAGCAAGGCTCTGATCGGTTCGAACCCATTCGTAGATGAGTGAAGTACACTGGAACTCTCAGCAGGCATCAAGGTGGACATTGTGCAATTGAGTAAGCCAGTCTTAGCAATCTCGGCTCTCAGCCACTCCCAGTCCTGCTTTAGGGGAAACTGGAGATCATCCGGTAAAGAGGAATGGTTGTCAATTGGGAGCCAACCGCGTGAGTACTTTGATGCGTAGAAGTCGGGAGCATGCCCATTTTCATCTGCCATCTTCGAGGAAGCGAGAAGCAGGTTATATTGGATGTACTCCATGAGGTCATTGGATGCTTCGACTGATTCGGGAGACTCATGATTCATCCCGTGCTCTGCCAACCAAGCAGCAAAGTTGGTAATGCCGATTCCTAGGGACCTCTTTCTTTTACAGAAGAGTTCAGCCGCTGGGAATGGATAGAGCTGGTAGTCGATAAGGCTGTTGAGCAGCCTGACTATAGTCTCACAGACTTTGGGGATTTCTGCATGCTTGGTTTCCAACAAGTTAATCGAAGATAGAATGCAGATGCCAATTCGAGCATTCTCATCATCAACCGATGATAGTGGAGATGTTGGCTGTAGGATCTCCACACAAAGGTTCGTCATCTGGATAAGCTCATCCCATGATGACTGATTGCAAGAATCCATGAACATGACATAGATTCGGCCAGTTTCAAGTCGCTCTTTAGCGATTAGGAATAAGAGATCCCTAGCCTTGATGGTCTTGGAAAGTCTTAAAGACTTACCTTCGACTTCTTCGTATTTCTCAGTAAACTCTTTACTTCCCCAATACTGGTAGAGATCCGACTCATGTGGACAAACCAGAGTGACATCTTCATCGTTCTTGACTCGATCAAAGAAGGTCTTGTCAAGCTGGATGCAGTAGTCTAGCTTTTTAACCCGATTGTCATCGGTGCCACGATTGTTCTTCAGAACAACCACATCTTCAATCTCGTAATGCCACCATGGGACTGATACTGTAGCCCCGCCACCTCTGGTGCCGTTTTGAGAAGTGGATTTAACCGTAGACTCCATTACTCGTAGGAATGGAACAATCCCAGTAGAGATTACTTCACTATCACGAATCGGGCAATTCTTGGCTCGAATTCGGCCCATATTGATGCCGATGCCGCTTCTTCGAGCGGTGTATTTACCAGCCACCATAGAGGAAGTGAAGATCGAGTCTAAGCTATCGCCACAATCAATTAGTACACAGGAACTGTAGTACTTCGTGCGAGAGCGCACGCCAGATAGGACTGGAGTTGGCAAGTTAATCTTGAACTTCGAGATGTAGTTGTAGGCCTGCTTGATCAACTCCATACGGTCTTCTCTGCCTGCGTAAAGAACCATAGGGATAAGAATAAAGGCAAACTGTGGGGTCTCAAAGATTTTCTTGGTAGAGCGATCGCAGATGAGATACTTCTCAATCATCTGCTGAATACCGGCGTGGGTAAAGCGATAATCCCTATCATGACTGATCATCTTGTCAATCTTGTGGATTTCTGACTCCGAGTAAGACTCTAGGAGTACATCGTCATACACCTTCTTGTTCTTCTTAAGATGGTCTAGTAGACGTGGGGGAAGATTGCCGCCCCAAACCTCTTTGCGGAGGGCATACAGTCTCAGACGTGCTGCAACGAACTGGTAGTTCGGAGTATCTTCGCTGATTAAATTATATGCCGACTGAATAAGGACTTCCTGAATATCCTTAGTCTTGATCTTATTAGAGATACTGAGCTTAGCGTTCATCGCGACGTCGCTAGGATTAACGTCGGAAACTCCCTCACACGCCCATTCTAGTACCTTGTTAACCTTTTCCGCATCAAATTCTTCCATCTTCCCATTACGTTTTTTTACTAACAATTCAGTCATGTCTTTACCTAGCGAGAAATGAGGTGCATTATTTAATACGTCCTAGCGGACGGAGTTGATTCACAAATCTTTTGATTTTGACTTAAACCTAGAAGTCATAGGAAAGCCAAAATGGCCTAGGAGAATGCAACATACTCCATAGCCTACTGGACTAATGTTCACGAAATCCACGATAAATTGGCTGATTGAGGCAGAGTCGTTCCCGCCAGAGCACACCCAAACATCGTAGATTCCCAGAATTACAAAAGTGGCCAACATTACCATCCTAGTTGTACCCATCTACCGCCTCCACAATTGCCCTGACATCACAGTAATACCAGCCAGCACTAAGCAAGCTGTTTACTTCTAGTACCTTATATGCTCCTTCTGAGCGGCAAATGTCAAGTGTCCACATTGGGGCGGGATCGTATCCTGTCGAGAGGCAGGATTTCGCAAATTCTTCCGCCTCTTTTCCGCACTGTATATTATCTCCGTAGCCCGAGTAAGTCAAGACAGAATTGTCATTTATGACGAATCTCCATTCGGCCTCAATTGGCTTCTTCTGAGCGAGCATCAGAAGCTCGTGGGAAAATAGGCCAGTTTCCTTTTTGCCAGAGCCCACCATTCCGGTGAAGGTCTTGTAGCCGGAATTCTGCTTGATGAACCACTCTGGATTTTCAAGAAACTCAGCCAGTAAAGAAAGAGTGCCCGACTCTACAAACATGTGGGGATTATTTAGTGCTAACCCCTGAAAGTATGGGAGGTAATAGTTACAGTCATAGACATAGTCATAAAGCCAAGATAGGGCCTTTGGGCCATGAGCTTTTTGTAGGCGTCTACCTATGACTGGAGAACCGTAGAAGATGTAGTCTGTAAC